TTACAACCGCATAATAGAAAGGGGGCGAATGTTAGTCTTTCCGCTTGCTCTGTGAATCGGCATACAACAAAAGCAACTCATAGACCACCCAAATTAAACCTTTCAGAATAGCGATAATCATTGAATCAAACCAACCACCGAAAGGACAACCAATGGCAAAAAAATCTAAATGGGTCATTGTTGCAACAGAAGGTGCCACTACAGATGGCCGCACCATTCAACGCAACTGGATTGAAGAAATGGCAGAAAGCTATGACCCGAAAAATACCTACGGCGCACGAATCAATTTAGATCACATCAAATTTTCAGTTTATCTGCCAGAACTAGCAAATTCTCATTGCTTTGGTGATGTATTAGCCGTGAAAGCTGAAGAACGAGAAGATGGAAAACTACAACTTTTAGCCCAATTACAACCAACCGATGCGCTTATTGCCTTAAACAAAGAAGGGCAAAAAGTTTACACATCCGTGGAAATTGACGCCAATTTTGCAGATACAGGGAAAGCCTATTTAGTTGGTTTAGCCGTCACAGACAACCCAGCAAGCCTAGGCACAGAAATGTTAAGTTTCTCGCACAATGGCTTAAATGCTCGCAAATTAAAAGCGGAAAACATCTTCACCGCTGCCATTGAAACGGAATTGGAATTTGTTGAAGAAGCAGAAAAAAGCCCATCTGTGTTGGAAAAAATCAAAGCGTTATTTGCGAAAAAAGAAAAATCGGATGATGAACGCTTTGCCGACCAATCCAGTGCCATTGAGCTTTTAGCCGAGCAACAAAAAGAAATTTTAGAAAAATTGACCGCACTTCACGGCGATTTGGAAAATCACCAAACCGAAATCGAAGAAATGAAAGCTGGTAATGCAGAAATCCAAGCAACCTTTGCAGAACTCAAAAAGCCTGTTGAACCAGAAAATCCTCGCCCTTTAGTTTACGGTGAACAACCTGAAACTGACGGCCGCTTCTTTTAATTTATCTTAGGAAAAAACCAAATGAATAAATTTACCAAACAAAAATTTAATGCTTATGTAGCTGGTGTTGCACAAGATAACGGCGAAGATGTTGCTTTTATCGCAAATGGTGGTCAGTTTACCGTTGAACCAACTATCCAACAAAAATTAGAAAATGCCGTGCTTGAAAGTTCTGATTTTTTGAAACGCATCAATGTAGTGATGGTGCAAGAAATGAAAGGTTCCGCATTGCGTTTAGGTGTGCTTTCACCAGTGGCAAGCCGCACCGACACCAACACCAAAGCACGTGAAACTACAGACATTCACAGCTTGCAAGAAAACACCTATTCTTGCGAACAAACCAACTTTGACACGCATTTAAATTATCCAACCTTAGACAGTTGGGCAAAATTCCCCGATTTTGCCGCACGTGTGGGCAAACTCAAAGCCGAACGCATTGCATTAGACCGTATCATGATCGGTTGGAATGGCACAAGCGCAGCCGCAACCACAAACCGCACTGAACATCCATTATTGCAAGATGTGAATAAGGGTTGGTTATTCCAAATCGAAGATAAAGCCAAAGCCCGTGTGTTAAAAGAAATTGAAAAAAGCAGTGGCAAAATCGAAATCGGTGCAGGTAAAACCTATAAAAACCTTGATGCCCTTGTCTTTGCATTAAAAGAAGATTTCATTCCAGCACAATACCGTGACGACACAAAATTGGTTGCAATCATGGGTAGCGACTTATTAGCTGATAAATATTTCCCATTAATTAACCAAGAAAAACCAAGCGAAATTTTGGCAGGCGACACCGTCATTAGCCAAAAACGTGTGGGCGGGTTACAAGCCGTATCTGTTCCATTCTTCCCGAAAGGCACAGTGTTAGTCACATCGCTAGACAACTTGTCAATCTACGTGCAGGAAGGCAAAGTGCGCCGTCACTTAAAAGATGTGCCAGAACGCAATCGTGTGGAAGATTATTTATCGTCAAACGAAGCCTATGTTGTGGAAAACTACGAGGCAGTAGCTATGGCGAAAAATATTACGATTCTTGAGGCTCCTGAGCCTATTTCGTCTGTGGCAGCATAATGGAATCAATAATGCGCCCAACCAAACGCCATTTTCTGGAAGTTTCTGCCGCTATTGCTAATGCGGCAGAAACCGAAGAGCTAAGCGACTTTACGGAATACGAAAAAATGTGCCGTATTCTTGCGAGACATCGAAAGGATTTGAAAAACATCCAATCAACGGAACGCAAAGGCGCATTTAAAAAGCAAATTTTGCCTGACTATCTACCATGGATTGAAGGGGCGTTATCGGTCGGAAGTGGTAAACAAGATAATGTCTTGATGACATGGTGCGTGTGGGCGATTGACTGTGGCGAATATCATCTCGCCTTACAGATTGCCGATTATGCCGTATTTCATGATTTACGCTTGCCCGAGCCATTTACCCGAACACTTGGCACCTTGTTGGCAGAAGAATTTTCCGACCAAGCCAAAGCCGCACAAGCCGCCAATAAACCGTTCGAAGTGGCTTACTTAGAGCAAGTCCAACGCATCACCGCAGATTGCGACATGCCTGATGAAAGCCGTGCGCGATTATTACGTGAATTGGGCTTGTTATTGGTTGAAAAGAACCCTGAACAAGCACTGGCATATTTAGAACGTGCTTTGGGTTTAGATCAGAAAATTGGCGTGAAAGGCGATATTAAAAAATTACGTAAGCAATTAAACAAAGCCGATGAATAATCGGTTTCGGTAAAGAGCAAACCACGCAGCCGTCGGGCGGATTAAAAGTGCGGTCAAATTCTGACGGATTTATTGGCCGTGCTTAATTTAATCCTCACCCGACTTTTTTTATAAGGGTAAATCAATGAGCGACGGCGCAATATCAGTCAAACTTGCCCCCGATTATGAAATGGGCGAAGTACAGCAACAGTTAAATGATTACGATACCTTAGATGACATTATCAGTAATGATGGTTTCTTCCCCGATATGTCACTCTCTCAATTTCGTAATCAATACCGTGCAGACGGCACCATTACCACACAACGTTTACAAGATGCCTTAATTGAAGGAATGGCAAGTGTCAATGCAGAACTCTCCACGTTTAAAACGCAAAGCAAACACGACGGTTTAGAACAGATCACTGCCCCATCAATCAATGGCGAAAGCGTGCTGATTTATCGCTATAAACGTGCGGTAAGTTGCTTGGCACTGGCAAACCTTTATGAACGCTATGCAAGTTATGACAGCACCAATGATGGCGAAAAGAAAATGTCGCAACTCAAAGACAGCATTGATGAATTACGCCGTGATGCTCGCTTTGCGATTAGCGACATATTGGGCAGAAAACGCGTCGATGCGGAGTTAATCTAATGCAAGTTTACGCACAACAAAATGACAATTTAGATGCCATCCTTTATCGCCATTTTGGACGAAGTGAAGGTTTGCTCGAAATAACATGCGAACTCAATCCACATTTAATGGATAAGCCCATTATTCCCATTGGTACCCCTGTCATATTGCCAGATGCCGATGCAGAAAAAATCAGTATAGCAAATGACACAATTCAACTTTGGAGCTGATATGCACGACACACCATCAAAAGCATCTTACATATCAGGAATATTCGCTTTCTTAATTGGACGCATTGCCGATATGTTCTCAAATGTAAATTGGGCTGATGTCGCATCGGTTACAGGTATTGTGATTGGTGTCGCCACCTTTCTTGTGAATTGGTATTACAAGAAAAAAGATTTTGAATTAAAAGAAAAAGAACTCGAACAACGGATCCATCATCATGATTAAACGTTCCGCCAAATACATCTGCGCCATATCCGCTGTTGTTGGACTGGTAATTGCCACTCATGGGAATGAAATTCGAACATCCGAAAAAGGCTTGTTACTGATTGGCAATGCAGAAGGTTGCATGAAAAAGCCCTATCAATGCCCTGCGGATGTTTTAACAGTCGGCATAGGCATAACCGATACCGTTGAAAAAATTGACCGCAATAAAATTTACACATTACAAGAAATTGCTGAATTATACGTAAAAGGCATTAAACAATCAGAAAAATGCGTTAATCAATATGCCAACGGTCAAAGCATGCCACAAGGCGCATTTGATGCCTTAGTCTCCATCACCTTTAACGTAGGATGTGGCAAATTAAAAAATAGCTCACTTTTTAAAATGGCACGCCAAGGCTACAGCAAAGCCATGTGCAGTCAATTCGAACGTTGGATTTACGCAGCAGGAAAACCGCTAAAAGGATTAATTGAACGCCGTCAAAAGGAGAAAAACCTATGTTTAATTTCTTAACCACAAAAGAACGAGGCATTTTACTTATTGGACCAATAGTGCTTGTACTCCTCATTATTTTCCTGGGATTTGAGGCGAATTATTGGCGAAAAGAAATGCTCAAAGAAGAACAGCTAAAACTGAAATGGCAAAACTCTTACATTGAGTTAAATCATAGCGTGCAACAATTTGCCGAACAGCAAGCACAGCTTATCCAAGCCGTAAACAACCTCAAAGCAAACCAAAATCAACAAACACAGGATTTAAAAAATGTACTTAAATCAAACCAAGATTGGGCTGACCGCCCTTTGCCTGATGATGTTAAACGCGTGCTCAACTCAGCAGGAAGTCATTAAATCACCGATTCTTTGTCCGCAAACAACGGAGTGCAGTGCGTATTCGCCACAAATTCGCACCAATGGCGAATTAGCAGAAGCCTATTTACAGACACAGCACCACCTTGATTTATGCATCATTGAAAACTCGAGTTTAAAAAAATGCATGGATGAATTTAATAAAAAGGAACAGCCATGACAGATCAATTCGACCGAGCACAACAGCTTGAAGAAATGCAACGTGAAATCGCCCTCAAAAAACACCGCACTTTTAAAGCAGTAAGTCGCCTTTATTGTGAAGATTGTGATGCACCCATCCCCGAAAAGCGCAGACAAATGATTCAAGGCGTAACACGTTGCGTAGCTTGCCAACAAAGATTTGAAATGCAACAACGGAATTTCAAAAAATGAGAAGAACCACACTTTTCCTTGCTATCACTACCGCATTGCCTTGTTTAGCAAATACCTACACCTACACCTACACCGTGCCATTTAGAGATACCGCATTTGGCAGATATTCAAATTATCCTGATGGAAGAATTACAGAAGTTTGCATTCATCAAGTCGGTTATTTGATGACAGACAATGGACATTTGACTGTGGCAGTGGATAAAAATAACCGTCCATTAATTTGCAGAGATACGCAAAATGAAAAAGCCCAACCAACTGCGCAAAATCCTTGAGCAAAGCCATCCCGATTTTGTAAAAAACCCCGACCATCTACAACTTTATGTGGACGGTGGGCAAATCGTCGCAACGGGTGCCGCATCATTTAGTTTTGAATACCGTTACACACTCAATGTCGTGGTGACTGATTATGCAGGCGATATTGCCACCTTGATTGTGCCAATGATGGCTTATCTCCGCACAAATCAACCTGAAATATTAGAAAATCCACAAATTCGAGAGAATGCGTTTAAATTCCAGGTGGATTACAACAATAACAACACCGCTGACATTAGTTTCGAAATCCAACTCACTGAACGTGTCGTATCGAAAAAAGACGGGAATAACGTGCAGATCCATTACGCAAAAGAACCAATATGGGATGAACCAACCCGAGTAAAAGTCTATTTGGAAAACTGGGATTCATTAATTTTTGAGGGTGATATCATCTAATGGCTACAGTAGAAGAAGTTCAGGCAAAATTGACCGCACTTATTGCCAATCTTTCTCCACAGGCGCGCAGACAGCTTGGGCGAAAAATCGGGCAAGCCTTACGAAAAAGCCAATCGAACCGAATTGCACGCCAACAAAATCCAGATGGTTCTGCCTTTGAACCTAGAAAACCACGTAAAGAATTTGGAAAAAAGAAAGGGCGAATCAAACGCAAAGCCATGTTCGCCAAACTTCGCACTGCCCGACATTTAAAAGTGCGGTCAAACGGTAACGAAGTTTCAGTGGGTTTTAATGGCTCAAGTGCCGCCATTGCTGCAGTGCATCAATACGGGTTAAGCGCTAGCCCATCTAAAGATAAAGATTTCAAAGTGCAATATGCCCAGCGTGAATTGCTGGGCTTTTCGGAAAGTGACGTGGATTTAATTGAAGATTTGATTATTGAGCAGTTGAGCGTCTAGCTTTCAAATATTGATTCCATTTCCAGATACAGAAAAGATAAAAAGCAAACGCAGAAAGTCCTAGAAAGATATTAATTTCAGCTAGCCATAAGATAGAGCCTAGCATCATCATATAGAGAAAAATTAATGGTGCAGCAATAATTCCAGATACCATAACAGGCAATGAGATCATACCAAATGCGATAGCAAGCCCGAATAGTGCAATACCAAAAACGCTTAATGAAAGTAATGCCATCATTGCTATTTCTCCTTTCTGTTTTTCTTAATTATTAATCCTAAAACAAATATTTGTCAACAAAAAGCGAGTATTTTATGAACAACTTACAACTTTCAGTTTTATTAAATGCGATTGATAAAATGTCTGCTCCAGTTCGCAGTGCATCTAAAAGCGTTCATGAGCTATCGGCAAAGCTAAAAGAAAGCAAATCGATTCAGCAACAACTAAATCAGCAAAATAAGCAGCATCAAGCTGCAATGAAACAATATGCTTCTGCTATCAACCCATTGAAATCAAAATTAGATTCATTGAATCAAGAATTAGAACAAGCCAAACAAAAAGCCGCATCTTATGCTCAATATATGAAGAATGCTCAACATCCTACTGCAGGATTTCAAAAGGAAGTAGAGAAAGCAAAAAGTGCGGTAAAAAAACTCAAGCAAGAACAAATTGATGCAGCAAATAAATTACAGCAAGCACGCCAAGAATTAGCAAAATCAGGTATTTCTGCAGAAAAACTCGCACAAAAGCAAAGAGAACTACAGAAAAACACCAAAAGTGCGACGGATCAAATTAAAAATCAAGAAACCGCATTGAAAAAACTCAACGCTAAACAGGCTGCTTATAATCATTTTCACTTCTCTTCTCAGGTTCAGGAGTGATATTACTTCCTGCCTCTTTTTCAGTGCTTACCTTATCGGGCTCATTGCCACTTTCTTTTAC